ATAAACGTGCTAAAGATTGCGTTATCTGTTCAACGGTCCATAAGTTAAGACCTCTATTTGCCCATTCTGCAAAAAGAATATTTAAAGACCTTCTAGCGGTAGCGGCATCGTACCCTGTACGTAACTCTAAACCGCATCTTTCAAAGGCTTCTTCCGTAACTTCAGCCATATTAAGATTGAAGTCATATGATCCAGAAGTTGCCATTTTTATCTCCTTAAAGGACTATATCATCCTTTCATTAACGAATCTATTTTATTCTCTAGTCGATCAAATCGATCATGAAGTCTGGATATGTCTTTTGCAAGGTCACCTTTTGAAACATAATCTCTAGCAACCTCTTCTCTAGTTTTGTTTAAAAGTATATCTAAACGTTGAACTGTAGCATGGTGGCTCTTTAAAAAAAAGATAGAAATGGCCCCTGCTATTGTAAGAACACCGTTCCACATGTAAGAGGTCATATCATCCATTTTAGTAATTCTTAGTGACTTCTATAATAATACTGTAAGTATCCCCTGAAGTATGCGCCACCGTAGTCAGTAAGATATCCCCTGTCACGCCATCTCCAGCATAGTTGGGTAAGCCTCCTACTTGGCTAGACAAGTCTATTGTGTCTGAATAATCAGCAGGAAGACCTATAGCAACAACATTCGTGGTGGCATCGTAAAGTAAAGTTGCTGACATCCCTACTGTTGAAAAAGTAATATTACTAATACTAAGAGAGGATATTGGAGTTCCTTCAGCGTTAGTAGCTAGAGTAGACATATCAATTTTTTTGACTGCCGCCTCTCCCGATCCGTCACTAAGATTTGTTAAGTAAAAAACAGCCTTCTTAGGACCATCTTGTAGCTTCGTTATATTAACTGCATCTGCCATAACTGTATCCTTAGTTATTTATAAAAAGACGGGGGTTGAAACCCCCGTCTATATTATTAACCATTAGCATAATCAACGTTCATGCCAGTTATGCGAATCCAAATCTTACCCGCAGTATAGGCAGCATTTGTAGCCGACCCTGCAACAAGATAGACGTACTTTTTAGATAAAGCGGCCATAACAGCGCCAGAATCAACAGAGTTATAATAGCCTAAAGTAAGATCACCATTATTCATCATCTGGGTTGTGGTGGTAGGCGCGGTGCCTCCAGCGGTTGTCCCTGTAGCGGAAATATCTACGTTAATATCTGCATCACCGCCTGTTGGCACTTCTACGCAACCAAACTCAAGAAGAATAGGTATACCGTTAACTTCTTTAGTTAATTCTGCGATATAAGCATTAGCTTCAGTTCCGTCACCAATAACTCGATCCACCGAAGCAGAACCGTCAAAGCCGCCATGAAGATCAACAAGAATAGAGGTTACAATAGTACCGCCAACCTTGTTAACAAAAGTGTTAATGGCTACGTCTGGAATACCAGAACCGTGAGCGTTAGGAGTAATACCGAAAATGGTTGCTCCTGTGTCTAAACTAGCGTTGTTAGCTCCGGCAGTAGTAGCAGTGCCAGAAAAACCATTCGTATCAACAATGTTATTAATACCAGAGGTTGAAACAGTTTGAATTTCAAATTGTTTTTGAGTTACAGCTCCAGTAGTAGCGGCTATAGAAATTTCTTGAAAACCGTTTTGTGAACGGACTGGACCGTTAAAAGTTGTAGTACCCATAATAGGTTACTCCTTACAAAGTATAAAACCTTATAGTCTTGTAAGCGTCTGCTGGGAGCAGTCTATAAGGTTAAGATATCCCAGAAAAGTAAAGGGGGGTCTCCCCCCCTTTTTAGTTAGGTGGCTCCAGGAGACCCGAAGATACCACGAGGATCAGACCAACCAAACGCATAGCGTTCTCTAGCCTTATACCTTACGTTACCAGTATCAAAATCGCCTTCCATAGAGGTTCTTACAGGCGTTCTATTAAAGCCTTTCAAACCATTTGGTGCGTCAGTCATAATAAACCACGCATCCGTATCAAGAAGAAAATGGTTAACGCTATACCCGTCTGGAAGCATTCCCATGTTCCTAACGGCGTTAACATCATTATCCGCTGATCCCGGACGAAGGGTAGATTCTAACAAGCGATCTGTCGTAAACTGAAGCTCTTTTGGAACAATCATTTTCATTCCACGAACCGCAATTTTAAGACCTCTTTCGTCAACAAACCCAGCGATATCAATAAGAGCTTGCTCAAGGCTAGTCTCATTAAGATCTGCTGCTGTAGCTAGTTCATTACGAAAAGTGTTTCCACTAGCAAGAGTATGCAGAGTTGAACATAGTTCAAGACCGTCTCCACCAGTAAACCCATTGTCAAACGCATTGTTTAGAATAGCAGCTCCTTTTACCTCTTTAGTTTGGCTCATACTACGTGCCAAAGCTTTAGTGTAACGAGAAGCAAGACGATCATAAAGATTATCTTCTACAGCTTCCTCAGTAATGGAGAATGCCAAAGCAATTGTCTCCATTGTGTATCTAGCTGTATATACTTCCTGAGCATCATCAAAAGTTACTGACGATCCCTCAGACTTAGTTGGTGCGGAACCAAAACCGGATAACATAACCTCTTCTTCAAAGGCGCGGTCAGAATTTTCCATAGTGAAAATTTCTTTATGCTCCTGAGAATAACGATCATACTCAAGTCCAAATAAGGCATTGAGGCCGGGTTCTAACTCCTTAACGAGTTGTGCTCTACTTATAGCCATTTTTTAAGCCTCCTATACGCCAATGGTTGAAGGTGTACCAGCAGCAATGGAACCCGTAGGTGCATTAAAGCTGTTGTTCAACCTTACGATTGCACCAATACCCGCAGCGGTGAAATCAGAGTTTGATGCGTCATCTACCCAACCCATAACTCGTAGAGTCAAGCTGTTGGTTGTAGCAAGAGTACTGACAGCCAATCGGCCTAACGATAGACCACTAGAATCAGTACCCGTTATACCTGTAGAAAGACTTGCATTTAAAAAGACACTTGCGCGAGCAGTTGCCTTACTTGTCCATGTAGCATCCGTTGCAATCACATATAATTGACTAGGATCGTCAACTATAAATGCTTTAACGGGATGATTACTATCGGCACCTGATCCGGGCCAGTAGTTGCTCCATGTTGGTTTTCCAGTGACGCTAGAAACATACTCACATCCTTGAAATACGCCTAGATGACTGACAGTTCCACCAGCAGCGTTAGCTGTATGGTCGATAAATCCAGAAGCAAGAGGAATAACCAATTGTCCGTGATAGATCTTGTCAGTATTTCCGTTAGCGATTTCGTAAGGAGTATATCCCGTAAGGCCAGTGGAATTGGCTCCTCCACCTAATTTACTTAGGGGGCGAAGACCAAAACTTCCATTTGAATTAGCCATTTAGTTTTCTCCTAGTCCTCATTTTGAGGACCTCCAAAAGTTACACTTGAACTCCTATCAGGTCTGCTGATAGGCATTGCTGGATGTTGTTCACGAGCTAACTCGTTATCAACAGCCGTCATTTGATCCCGTGTTTGACCACGGAAATAATCATTTCGCGACTCAACAATTTCCTCAGGAACTCTTGCTAAAAGTAATCCCCCTACTCCAATAACCCCTGCATGTTTACCGTCATCAACGGTAGGGATATCAAAGTCTGGAAACTCTTCTCCACGAACCAACTCATAGCCCTCACGGGATCTGGCTGATACGTTTTTACGATCATCAAAGCCCATTACACTTTCCCTAATCCAACGGTGTTTATAACCTTCAGGTGCGGGAGGCGCAGCTAACATTGATGGCGGTCTCCAAGGTTCCTTGCGTGTTTCTTTAACACGTGTCTGATTGTCGCGAGGCGTCCTAGGTGTCTTTTGGCGAGCTGTGTTCTCTTGTGTCATGATTAACTCCTATTTTACGTATTTAGCGTATTCTTCAAGTGGTACATTTAGCTTCTTTGCAATAGCAACTTGAGAAGGCGTTAATCGCACAGTTTTACGTCCACCTCTATTGCGGGATGCGGAAGTTTCGGCTGACGCAACCTTTTTACTTCCACCCGTTTTTGGCTTTATTCCAAGTTTATGAGGAAACTCAGTCTGAAGCCGCTTATCAAGCTCAGAGTAGTACTCATCTGACTGCGGGTCAAATTGTTCATCTTCAACTAAGCGCCTGTGTACTCCAAAAGCAGCATATGTCATAACTTCATCGTTACCAAACCACTCGTTACGGGTAGCCCAATCTTCTGCTTTAGGGTCGGCTTTTGCTGGAGCTTGTTGAACGGGGGCTTGTTGAACGGGGGCTTGCTGTTGCGCTACCTCTTGTCCCGTGTCTTCAGGAGTCCTTCTAACCTTGCCTTTTTCTATTGCAAGCTCAGAGAGAGCCTCTTGAACATCGACTATCTTGTCAACATCACCC